GCTGCTGTTTGGCGCTTGGTACACGTCGGCAATGGACGTACCGAGCGTGAGGGCTGCGCCGTTGTAGGTGACGGTGGTCATGCGTTACCCCCGGTAATCGTGAAGCCGGTCACGCTCATGGCCAGTCCGACAGATACCGTCGTCGTGTTCAGGATGACGCTGGTGCCACTGGTCCCGCAGTCCATGTCCATGACAAACGTACCGCCTGACGTGACGATGCGAGCCCATGTCGCAGTCCCAGCAGCGAGTCCGGTTGTTCCTGCCGGCAGCGTTGGAGACTGCACCCCAGCAGCAGCGCCGGCAGCGAAAGGCGATCCCAGCGTAAATTCAGCCAGCTTCGTTGTCGCCGCTCCGCCAGTTGCCGGGCGTGTGCCGTCATAGATGCGCAGCAGGCCAGCGTTTCCAACAGCAGTCGCATTCGCATCCAGCTTCGCATTGCGTAGCGTGGTGGAATAGCCTGGCGCCGCCATTACTCACCCTTCAGCAGTTTGGCCGCGGCGTCGCGCGCTGCCTGCAGCCTGCTTTCGGCCTTGGCGATCTGCTCGTTCAGGTCGGCCAGCGTGGCTTCAGCGGCATCAACGTCACCCTTGACCTCGGCCAGCGTGGCATTGGCATCGCGAACAACTGATGCCGCGGCTTCGGAGCGTGCTTGCGCCTCGAGCGTTGCCGCACCCTTGAGTGCGTCAGCATCGTCCTTGGCCTGACGGGCAACGACCGCGGCTTCGTGTTCGGCGGCCTGCAGAACCTTGTCGGCGGCTTGGCGGGCTTCGTCCATCATCTGCTTGGCCGATGCGCTTGCCGTGTCCAGGTCGGCTTTGGCCTGCTCGAGCTTGCCGCTCACGTCAGCCAGCACGACATTGGCAGCGTCCACCGCCGCCTGGCGCTCGGACACCAATTGGTCGAGACTGCCGATGGAAGCCAGCGTGTCGGCCGCCATCTGCATGTACTTGTAGTCTTCGGCGAACTGACGGATTCGGTCAGCCGCCGCCTGGAAATTGGCTTCGGGCATGGTGATGCTCCTTCTCTGTGTGTCAGGCGCCCAGCGCGCCCATGCTTGGGTCACGGGGGCGGAATGCGGGAATAGGCTTGTGTCCGGGCGGCTGCGTGATGGTCGGGATGGCGAATGTCAGTGCCAGTGCGTCAGCCCGGTCCGGTGAATGCACACCGCGCTTCTTGGCGTCGTCCTTCGATTCCAGCAGCAACTCGCCGCCTCTGAAGCTGTAGCGCAGTGCGGTCAGCTCGCTTTTCAGGTCTTGGTCGTTCGGGATGGATGCGCCCTTGATCCATTCCCGCATCTCGCGCCACATGAATGCGCGCATGTTGTAGTCCATGCCGTTGTCCATGCGAAGACTGGAGTTCACATCCACCACTACGGGGATCTTCCTGCGACTCACCCGGTCAACCCGGTCTGGATACCAGCCTTCGCCGCGCATGATGTCCGCTACGCCGGCACCGATGCCGATGGTGTCCACCGCAATCTGTTCCGGCTTTTCGCCGTATGCCGCAATCTCCTGCCTTGCCCGACCTGCCACCTGGGCCACGTCGAGCTTGGCCAGCACAACAACCTTCAGCAGCACACGGCCCCTGCGGAACACGATGACAGTCTTGTCGTCGCCGAACCTCGCCACGTCGATCCCGACGCGCAGCCCACCAACTGCCTGAATGTCTGCCGGCCCGCGGCGCATGGCCTCGAGCACAACCTCGCCCGGAATGAATGCGTCTGCCAGCGACCCCTCGTAGTTCCGGTCGATTTCCTGCGCGACGATGTGCGGCTCGAGCGTTTCGCACTGCCGGCGATACCAGGCTTCATCCTTGCGCGGGTCGTCGTGCCAGTCAAACACGAACACCTGGATCTTCCCGCCGTGCCGCTTGCGGTAGAACGGGTTGCCCGGCCCATTGGGCGTGCTCACGTCAATCTTGCAGTTCGATGTCTGACTCAGCGCGGCATCGATCGCATCGGCGTGCTCGTAATAGGCCGACTCGTCCTTGAAGTAGATCGATGTCCGGGCGCCGCGCCCGATGTTGTCACCCGCCTCGCCGACGATGCTTGAGCCGTTCTCCGGGTTCAGGATCCGCATGTGCGGCGCGTGAATCTTCTCGCTGTACCCTGCCGGCCGGAACTCCCGCGGCAGCAGGGAAACGTACTGCCGGGCCTTCCAGAACAGGCTTTTTGGGTCGCCCAGCTTGTCAACGTAGTCCTCTTTGCGGCTGCCGAACCCGACAACCGCGCCTTCATGGAATGTCCACATCCAGATGGCGGTGGCCACGCAAAGCCACGACACACCCATGTCCCGCGACTTCTCGACCAACCCGTCCTCGCGGCCTTTCCACCTGGCCACCAGCCATTCAACGAATTCAACCTGCTTCGGGAACAGCACCAGCGGGATGACGCTCGGCAAGCCGATCTCAGCATTCCGCGGATCAAACGTCGTGCCCCAGTCGTCGATGAAGGCCACCGGGTCAGTCTTGTAATACTCCTTGAGTTTGTCCGCGCCGCCTGGCGTTGCCCGCATTCTCAGAACTGCAGCCGTCCTGGCCTTGAATTCGCTGTCGTAGTCGGGGTGCTTCCAGTCGAAGGTGCTTTTTTCTGGCTCAGTCTGCGGCATTTGTGTACCTAAGTTCTACACAAACTGGAATTGCGTGGTGTCAGCCCGTGATTTCTGGCACCTTGTTTCTGAAAGTGAATACTTTTGCATCACTTCAACCCAGAATCTGCCGGTATGCCTCGCCCGGCGTCAGGGTCACGTCGGCCTTGACATGAATGGGTGGCGCATCTTCGTCGCCGCCAACTGCAAGCTTGTCGCCGTACTTCTTTGGGGCCAGCTTGCCGGCAGCCCACTTGCGAGCATCGACGCGAAGCCGGTTTCTGGCGACCGCCGTGGAGCTGACATCCAGAGTGACGGCCTCGCCTTGGTAGCTGGCCTCGATGACGGCCTCGTCGGCTATCTCAATGACCTCATGCGCCAGTTTGTCGGCCTGTCGCTCTCGCGCGCGGGCGTATTGCTCTTGAAATTCCCGCTTGTCCTTCAGCCACGCATAAAGCATCGACTCAGCAATCCCCGCCTTCTTGCAGGCAGCCCGTCCAGACTCTCCGGCCGCAATGGCTTCGCAGATGATGGTGGCCTTCTGCTCGGTGTAGACCGTGGGCCTGCCCATCTTGGCTGGCACGGGTGCTGGTGCTGCTTTCTTGGGTTTGGCAGACTTTGGAGCGCCTGAATTGCCTGTTTTTTGTGCAACAGCGCCGGTTCCGGTGGTTTTTGCCGGTTTCTTTGCTGTTGCCATGTTGATCACTGCAGCGCAATGCGCCCCGGTTCCGCCGTCGGCGCCTGGAGCTCTTCAGCCTTGGGGGTGAAGTCGCTCAACTGGCGGGAGATCTCTCCCATGTGCTTCAGGAGGAGATGAGCGTGTTGGTGGGCGTGGCTGTCGGCCTGGAATCCACCGGCGAAGATGATGTTGGCGTCGATTGCGCCGTCCACGTCCTGAAGGATCAGGGTTGCTTTGGCCATGTCAGGCGCCCTTGGCCCCGGTGTCGCCGCCGTAACCCTGCATGAAGGCTGCGTCGTCGGCGCCCATGTCAGGCATTTCCCCGCCGTTCTTGACGATGCCCAAAGCGATCGTGAGCGCTTCCTTGACGTTGGTGCACTCCTTGGCGCCCTTGTCGTCATCCATGCCGCCCTGGCCTTCGGCGGCTTCCTGCGCGCCGCTCTCCACGCTCACGGCGAAAGTCCCGTCCTGGCGAACTTCAATCTCGATCGTGTAGCTGCCGGTCTGGTCATCCGTGCCGTTGGGATCTGTCGGCTCGGCCCCTGGTTGGGCTCCGGGTGCCATCATTGGGGGTTGCATGGTTGCCATGTTGGAGTTCCTTTTGGAAGAAAACCCGCCAGCGGGTGAGGCTGACGGGTTGAAGCATCGGCAACTGCGCCAATGAGGAGACAAATCGTTTCTGTCCGGCTTACCCGCCAGCCGGTCCGGAGGAGGACGTGTTGGCTGGCGGGCTCCGGTGGCGGGCAGTTTTCCCACTGTCCGCTAGGGCCGTGCTGGAATCAGAAACCTGCCCGACACAGGCTGATTCGTTGTATGCACGGGTTTGAAAGGTGATGGGCGACCTGCCTGTAGTGCAAGTGACACATGAGGGTGATGGCTGGCGCCCATCGTTTGTTTTCCGAATCCCCGCTTGTGACGGCACCACTTGACTGGTACGGGGTGAGGCGACTTTCGGAAATGGTTGCAGCGGGTGGATTTGAACCACCGACCTTCAGGATATGAGCCTGACGAGCTACCGGGCTGCTCCACGCTACTGGATGGCTTTCTGGGATGGTGACTTCACGGGTTGGGATCGAACCAACGACCTACCCCGGCTAGGGGCCGCTCTCCCGGTCTGAGCTACCGCGCCCTTGGCTTTGTTGCCACTCCACCAAGGGACTCAAATCACCACCCCAGAAAGCAAAAAGCCCCGCAATTGCAGGGCTT